GAAAAGGCAAGTGTTGTCCTTGCGATCATACAGGCAGCATTAGCTGCTGTTCAGGCCGTTGCAAATGTTGTTTCTTCAATATTTGGCAGCAAAGACAGGAAAATTGAAAAATCCATTCAAAAACACGCAGAAGCAGTCGGTAGACTTCAGGCAGCATATGCACAATTATCGTGGGAGATTGATAAAGCATTAGGCAGTGCAGTTTACAAGCAGCAACAGGCCGCAATTGCCAACATGGAATATCAAAGAGAACAACTGAGGGCGATGTGGGAAAAGGAAGAATCAAAGAAAAGAACCGATAGAAACAAAGTAAACGAATATAAAGACCAATATGCACAATTAGGACGTGATATTCAAGATATGTTGGATGAGATTTCGGCAGATATTCTTCAAACGGAAGCTAAAAGCTTTGCTGACGAACTTGGCGACGCATTGGTAAATGCTTTCAGTAAAGGTGAAGATGCCGCACAGGCATTTGGAGATACGGTGGATAATGTTATCAAACAAGCGGTATTGAATCAACTAAAAAAGAATTTTCTCGAAAAACAGTTGCAAGGAGCATTGGACAACTTGGAAAAATCGATGGGATATTGGAAAGGTGATGAGTTTGTATTCGATACATTGACCGATGCAGAAATTGCTGCATTTAAAGCGCAAGTTGCAACCATATCTCAAGGTTTCAATCAAGCACTTGGCCAATACGAGAAAATATTTCAAGACATTGAGACGCCTGAGGCAGATGTGTCTTTAACCGGTGCAGTGAAAGGTGTAACAGAAGAAACGGCAAGCATCCTGGCAGGTCAAATGAATGCCATGCGGATCAACCAGATCGAAGCTTCCGATATTTTGCGTCAGCAATTGATGAATTTATCGGTTATTGCGCAAAACACGTCGTACAATGTTCATTTGTCCAAACTGGACAGGATTGTAACACTGCTTGAAGCACAATCAAGCAGTTCGTTAAGATCACAAGGATTGTCATAAAATAATGTGTATCAATAAAATACAATTATTATGAAAATAGCGAGAGAACTTGCAAAAGAGGCCAAAAAAAACGGTATATGCGACACATGGTATAACGAGTTAAAAACACTCGAAGATAAACGGGCAATGGTGCAAATGTATCTAAATGGTATTGATTTCTGCCTTTCAAACGATTATCCGAACAATGATTATATACGTGCAAATTTTAAGGGCGTAATGGAAGAATTTGGCGTTTTTTTGGATGATAATATTGATTTGGTCAATGTAAAAAAGTGTGTTGCACTCGGAGCTACAAAAGGACGTATTGAAGTCAACGGATTTGGTGTTTCGGAAGTATTTGTAAAGCATGAATCAGCTTTAAATATCATTGCAAAAGATAATGCATTTGTAATGATTGATGTATTTGATGATGGCGTTGTTATGATTGACGCACAAGACAATGCTAAAATATGTGTGAATAAATATGGAAATGCAAGAATACATTCAAATAAAGTTGATTCTGCAATGATTAAAATAGTCGAAAAACATAAAAAAACATATTGATATGGATTCAAATAACATAATATTGAATTTGCCTTTCGATGAGCCTTCAGGTTCATTGGTTGCTTACGATTACAGCAGAAACCGTGCTGATGGTCAAGTATTCGGGGCAGCTTTTGTTGCAGGAAAGAACGGCAATGCAATCAAATTTAACGGCGGTGAAGCAACTTGCGAAATTTCGCAAAATGTTCTTTCCAACTTGGCAATGGATTTTTCCATGCTGATGTGGGTGCAAAGCAGCGACATTGATTGCGGTTCGCCTAAAAGATTCATTTGGCTTTTGAATTTTTCCGGTTTGGAAAATTACGTTGAAGTGCCTGTTGAAGCAAATCCGGGAAAATGGTTTTCACTTGCAATGACAAGATACGGTTCGGCTTTTAATTTTTATGTCAATACGACTTTGATTCAAACCGTCAATAATGCGGGTACTTTATTGGGAGTTTCATTGAATCAGGATTATTATGGCGGAAATTATGGTTTGGGATTACTTGACGATGTAAAGATTTACAATGTAGCATTATCTCAAAGTGAAGTGATTGCAGAGTTGCAGGCAAGTAAATTGCAATCATATACTATTGATGGGGTTGATTTCAAGGATTATGGAGTATATGTATCCGATTCCGAAGGTGTTGTAAGTCGTCCGAAATTAAAAGAGCCTCTCTCACTTTCTTGGGATAACTATCATGGTGTAGTTGTCGATTTAAATCATAAGTTTTATGAGCAACGAGAAATCACTCTATCGTGTTTCATCAAGGCAAATTCAAAAAGCGAGTTTGCCATGAAGGTTGCAAAATTCGAGCAATTATTTGATGCACAAGGAACGCAGCGCCTTGTTATTGATATACATCCCACGAAACCATTAATATATGAAGTTTATTGTAAAGATGAGATTGCTATTTCAAAAAAATGGAACGACAATTTGATGGTCGGTACTTTTAAACTGAAATTGATTGAACCGGAACCGGTAAAGCGGATATTGAAACATATCCGTACAGGTGAATCGACAAAAACATGCTCAATAACATTAAAAACAACAAAATTAGTCAATATCTATTGGGGTGACGGAACGGTTGATTATGATGTTTCGGGGGATAAAACACATGATTACACTAAAAATGGCGACTATTATCCTGTAATAACAGGCTGTATTGACGAAATAACGGAATTTTCAACGAATGCAATAATCGTTTGGAATAAAATATAAAATATGGAGCAATTCATTATCACACACATAGACGGAAGTACAATTTCTTTAAGACAGAGAAGCACTGTTATAAATGTAACAAGAGCAACACAATCGGTTGAGTTGCTTGGGAACGACATTGTGGATATATCGGTGGAATCTGCTGTAAAATTGTATTTCCAAATCGGAGATAAAATTACTATTGTCGGCAGAGATTATACGCTAAATATCCCTCCAAAAGAGACAAAGCTGTCGGAAAACAAATTCAGGTATGATCTGCAATTCGAAGGTGTGCAATATGATTTGTCGAGGATAACATACGACGTAAATATCGACACGACAGGGTCTGATTTATATGCCGATGCTCTCACGGGCAACATGAAATTGTTTCTTGGTGTGCTTATTGCAAACATAAATCGTGTTTTTCCGGGTAAATGGGTTCTTGGCACTTATCCGGATGATACGGAAACAAAAACATTGACATTTAGCGAAACAGATAATTGTCTTGCAGTATTGCAGCGACTGTGCGAAGAATATAATCAGGAATTTGACATTGCAATTTCGCAAAACGGTACAAGAACAATCAATATCGGTCAAGCAGGGAAAACAATCGCATTTACTTTTCAATACGGGAAAGGTAAGGGTATTTACGAACTGACAAGAGAAAAAGTTTCTTCTTCGAACATAGTAAACAGATTAAAGGCATATGGCGGATCGAAGAATATTTCGTCAAAATACAGGGCAACGAGATTGTGTTTGCCTGGAAAAAGTAAGTCGCAAAGTTACATTGAAAATGCTGAATCGATAGCGAAATATGGTGTTTGGGAAAATGCAATATATTTTGAGGATATTTTCCCTCAACGCACCGGAGTTATTACGGCACTCGGAGATACGGTATTGAAATTTATCGATAACACGATGGATTTCGATTTGAACGAAAAGGAGGCAGATGGTGTAACAACGAAATATCTGCTTGCAGGAACACCTGCAAAAATACATTTCAATACAGGTAATCTCGCCGGATACGAATTTGAAATTACTTCATATGATCATGCTACGAAGACATTCACAATAAAGTCTTTTAAAGACGAGCGTGACATGGAATTTCCGTCGCCAACGTCAGCTGCATTTCGATTTGCCGCAGGTGACGAATATGTGTTGACAGATATTGCCATGCCGCAAAGCTATATTGATGCGGCAGAGCAAAAATTATTTGAAAAAGGACAAGAATATTTATCGCAAAATTGTCAACCTAAAGTGCAATATTCATTGACATTAGACGAATTTTTCTTGAAAAAAACATTTGGGACAGATGTAGAAACAAATATTTTCTGGGTAGGAGATTATATACCAATAAAGGATGCTGATCTTGAAGTCGACAAACTTATTCGTGTAAAAGGATTTACTCGGGATTTGTTGAAAGAATGTTCTTATAACCTTACAATATCCGATTTGGCTGTTACAAGATCGATTTACAACAGAATAATATCCGATTTAATCGACATTGACAAGATTATACAGATAAACGATTTGGCAAACGTTGCTAAAGCGAGAAGAAACTGGCTTAATGCGCAGGAAGTGCTCGGAATGGTTTTCGATGTTGAAGGAGACTATTATACAGACAAAATAAAACCACAATCGATTGAAACGATGATGTTGTCCGTAGGTGCAAAATCGATGCAATTTGTTCTTGTCGGAACCGTTTTTCAGCCTAATTACGGAGGGAATAAAAACAGGGTTGTATATAAAGGCGGAACACTGACGCATTACGCTATCGTCGATGAAAACAATAATCCACGTTATTGGGTATTGCAGGATGGCGATATTACCGTAGCGAATGATTCTCAGGCATATTACATTTATGCAAAATGCGAGAAAAACGGAACAGGCGGAATAATTTTGTTCTCGGATCAGCAAATTCAGGCTGAACAGGATACAAATTATTATCATTTCCTTATAGGCGTTTTAAATTCGGTTGATGAGACATTACAGGTGCGTTCAATATCGCTGATGTATGGATTTACGACAATAAACGGAAAGTTTATCCGTACAGGACGTATAGATTCTATTGATGGAAAAACCTATTTCGATCTTGATAATTCTGTCATTGGCGGCAGAATAAAATTCATTTCTACATCAGAAATTGAAGAGGACTTAAGTGAGTGGGCAGATGATACGGAAGATTCTATTTCAGAAGCTCTTTCTAAGGCAAACACGAGTAAGGCTATTACGGATAAGTTTGGGACAACGATAGATGGCGGATTGATTGAAACAGTTATAATGGAATTACGTGAGGCTGATTCTACAACCATAACTTCCGGCATAAGCGGGATTCAGGGAACTGACAAAAATTTACCCGCATTCTGGGCGGGTGGAACATATCAACAAGCATTGGATGGTGCTGCAAAGGCTATAATATATCATGACGGAAAGGCGAAATTCACTGACGGAGAGTTTATCGGGGAAGTAACGGCAACAAGAGGCTCTGTCGGTGGTTTCGAAATAGGAAGTGGTCGGATAGGGATGCAAGAAGATGAATATAGTGGCAGATATGATGGTTTATCACTTTATGGGGGGTTTATAAAATTTTCGGAAAGTAAAATTGACGAAAAGGCATCTTTTGAACAAGGAACGCAGGTAAAATATACATCAAAATGGGTTGGAATCGGAAATAATGTATTTCCTGCAACATCCGGATTTGCGGGTATAGCAAGGTTTGAAAATTTGGAAAAACATGTTTATAAGAAAGAAAATACTTATTATGATTACTATTATACCGAGCAAGATTGGATAAATGCCGGAAGTCCGGAACCGGCAGAATTTGTTTATGAAACAGCTTATCCGTATGAATTACAATATATAAGAGTAACCGTAACCTATTATACGTGGCCTTATTTACCGGGCTCGCTTAATTACGGAGTTATGATAGATGTAGAGGGAGCTGAAACGAATATAGCTCTCGATATTTTAAGCGGAGACTTAAAAACAAGAAAGGGTTCGTTTTCATTACAATCAAACAAATATAAAGGTGAAGCATTTACGGATTCGATAGTCCTTCACATAAACGAAACAAACATATTTTTATTCAGTTATGTTCCTGCCTATAGAACCGTATATCTTCCGACAAAATACCAGATAAAT